ATGTACCGTCTTTGACGTGAGTGGTAGTCACAGTGAATGTGACTGTACATTGAGCTAATTCCTCTTTGATTTCTATTACATCAGGAGTGATGATATATGTAGCTCTACGTTTGCTTTTACCATATGCATTTGATAAAGAGATAGTGCCTACCGGCACTTGTAATAAATCTCTAGCATTATCACCCGTCAAATTAATTCTACCACTGAGTTCTAATTCTCTATTACAGTCCCCTAGAGATATAGGTCCACTAGTTTGTAGTGTCATTTTAATTTCCTTTTATTAGTTATTATCTCATTTTGACATAGCTCTAATGTGTGTGTCCATTTTCTGAACTAAATCCGTGAGCATTTCTACGTCACGAACCACCCCTCTCAATTTCTCTATTTCTTTATTGCTATCAACCAGTGCATGTTTTAATTCCACCACTTCTCTGGCTAATTCAATTACAGACGCTAAAGCAGCGTTGCCGTAAGCTACAGACAATGTTCCGTCATCAGTAACTACCACAGCCTCTGGTAATACCTCATGTAAACTTTGAGCAGATACACCTACTTGTCTTTTTAGAGTATCGACTCTAGTGTACGTACCTGATTGGACTTTACTTAATTTACTTACAAAATTAGTACCTAAATCGAGCCAATCTGTTTTTAGCTTTTCATCTGAATAAGCGGTGACGTCACCTGATGCAATGATGTTACCGTTAACATTTAAATTGCCAGTCATCGTATCGCCAGCTCTGTTAACTGGTGAAAAACCTAACCCTGCGAGAATATTTGCATTATTTAAAACGACTCTACTATTACTAGTGTTAATTAATTCTTCTATTAATACACTAATATCTTTGCCCATCACTTTTAACCCGTCTTGGAAATCGAAAGGTAAGCGATTAGCTGTTCTGATAAGATTATTCATTTATTTTTACTCCAATTAATTAAAAAAATGTTAGACGGTTTCACGATAAATTAATTCAAGAAACTCATTTTTCTTTAGAAAAATGGTATTGTATAATTCTTGAATTCTGGATTTTTCTTCTTCAGTTTGTTTACTTTTTTGGTTAGTAATTACATCCGTAAAACCTGGTGGCAAATCTGGTAATTTAGATAGTGCTTCTTTGACCTCTAAATCTATTTTAACATATGGAGACATTTTCATATCTTCTAAAAAGAAGACATCTACTTCCCATTTCATATCGGTGCCTTCAATTGGGAAGATGTATCTCTTCTTATGCATCCCACAACCGGCTAATACTTTAAATTGTTTGAAAGCATCTTCGCTTGCAATCAACTCAACTTCTTTTTCGCCTTCTTTAACTTTTGTCTTAATAGTTAATACGAAAGAGACAGCACCATCTTCGTCTATTCTACGTATTCTAATTCTACCGCCACCTACATTTTCATGTGACTTAGGTATTTTTATTTCCCACTGTTCTTGTATAGAAAAACTTTCAGCTTTATCTAATATAGTAGGGTCTTCTATCTTAGCATAGAGTACATATTCTTTTTCAATAAATGCTTCACCTGTAGGCTCGTCTTCTTTTACAGGCTCATCTTTATTTTCACCTTCATTTACTACTATTTCTTTTTCAGATTCTTCTAATGACTCCAATGTATATTGGAAAATACCTTTTCTCATATTCACTCCTAAATTTTCACTGTGTATATAATAATACAATTTTAGACACTGCGATATCTATTTTAGTTGTGGCACTAATATCTTGAAATATTTCACTCAAATATTTCCTAATAATAGGTAATGGATTATCAATGCCGTCACAAGATAAGGCAGTTAAGCCAACCAAATCTTGTGAAATTTGATTTATAAAAGTGGAGTCATTCTCATCTAAAAAATCTTTTTTATCTAGCAGATACTGTTTTACATAATCTTCGTATGGTAAACCTATTGATGCAGCTTCAGTGAAAAATTTGTCACAGTATGATGGTTTGTTATTTAATATTAACTCGCGATATCTCATGTAAGCAGCAGCGTGTTTCTTTATCTTTACAGTGTCAACTAAATCACTCTCCACTGCCTTTATTTGATTCTTAAAATTATCTATAAAATTTTCATTGACATCATCTAAAATACTTAAAACTTCCTCTACTGAGAACGTAGTTATCAGATTCATTAATTGGCAAAATTTAACTGCATCAGATTCATCTGACTCAATTATTTTTTCTAATGTGCTTTTATCTGAATAAAATGGTATCTCAAATAAAGCATCTACAATATCTATAGTTTGTGAAACAGTAGCTGTGTCGTTTAAAGTGACACCTTGAATAACTAAGAGGTGATTCAGTAATAAATTTAAATCATTTTGTAAATAGTCCAAAATGACATCAGCACCTGAGCTACTATTACTATTAATGGTACTGTCAAATATATTCATGTAATCAGGAACATTGTACTTATCAAAAATAATAATAGATCTATCAAATAAATCCACTGTTTCATTACTACTAATTTGAGTTAAATAATTTTGTAATTCAGGGTAAATCATAGTTTTCACAATTCATTAAAAAATAATAGATCCGATACAATATTCTGTACCGATATAGTTTATTGGTTTATCAAATTATTGATGAGCCACATAAAAAATTAATAGTTTAGGAGTAGTTAAAATGTCGTCAAGAAAAATATCAAAAGTGCATCAAAGAGTGATGGACAGTAATCGTGTATCATTGAAAGATAGTAAAGCAGAAGAATCACCCAATAACAATTTTTGGGATGATGCGAAAGAGCATTATGTTAAAAGTATAAATGCCATTGCTCAAGTAGAAGGTACTCTTCGGGATACGTTAGTTGGGTTTGTTGGAGATAAAGAAAAACTTAGCCATATCAAAGATGAGAAAGCTTTAGCTGATAACATCGTTATTCTTACAAAAGATATCGAAGAGCATGCAAAAAAACTTAATGATATTTATTCCAAACACTCAGATCGCTCTGGTGGCACAGTGACACCCGATGAACACATGGAGCTTTTACATATTCATGGCGAATATGCTGATGCTTTAGAAGTTTATCAGGCTAACATCATACCGACTGTAGCTTTTATTTTAGAGCAAGTGGGTGCAGCAGAAGAACTTATCATAGCTTCAAATGCAGCTGGAGCTACTGATGTTAATGTTATTACTGATGTTGAAATTAAAGAAACGGTGACGGTGCAATAATGACTGATAATAAAACAAATCCTCAAGAAACATCTAATCAAAACACTGGTGCTAAAGTTGAGAAAGCAGTAGAAGTTAAAAAAGAAAATTTTACTTTACAGGCACCTTATTCAACTGCATTAGAAGATGATTTCAATTACGATAATGAAACTGCTTATCTACCGTCGAATGTAGCTAAAATCACAGAAGCAATTATTAAAGATATCCCTCGAACCCGTCTCGCTGAAACACAGCAAGGTAAAGAGTGGATTGGCGCAGTCAATGCAGGTATGGAGTCAGTAGTTTATGGCAGTGGTCTAGTAAATACTGCTGACCGTGAAAAAGCTGATTTCTTACAAGGTGTAGAATCTGCACAAGGTATTTTAACTGGATCTGCGCCTACATTCAAAACAAAAGAAACTACTAAGTTTACAGGTGAAAGAGCGCGCCTGCGCATTCGTCAAGCTTTAAAATTAGGTGTTATCTTTAACATACCTCTTTGGCATAGCGGTTTTTGGATTCGTGTTAAAGCACCCAGTGAAGGTGATTTATTAGAGTTGTATCGCCAAATCACTTCGGAAAAAATTACATTAGGTAGATCAAGTTATGGGTTATTATTCTCCAATAATACTTCTTATGCTTCGCGTATACTTTTGGATTTCTGCATCGATAACATGTACGAATCGTCTCTTGCTATTAAAGACGGAGACAACATTCGCAAGTATATTAAAACGCCAGATTTACCTATTCTATTTTGGGGTCTTGCATGCAGCGTATATTCTAATGGTTTCCAGTATACTCGTCCTTGCATTTCTGACCCGGAAAAATGTAACCATGTCATCAAAGAAAAATTAGATCTATCTAAATTGCTTTGGACAGACACTTCATCGCTTACCCAGCATCAGATACAACACATGACAAAGCGTCAGCGTGGAAGTATGGAAACAGACAGTCTTAAACGTTATGCAGATGAATTCATTCGCGGTCAAAAGAAAACAATTGCATTATCTGATCAAGTCAACATTACTGTAAAAGTACCATCCGTTGTTGAACATATTGATGCGGGTTATCGCTGGATTAATACTATTGAAGAAAATTACGGTAAAGCTTTAATTCAAGATGAAACAAAACGAGATGATTATTTGTTATCGCAAGGTAAAGCTACAGTGATGCGTCAATATTCACATTTTGTGGAATCTATTGAAGTAGCAGGCGATACCTACGATGATATTGATACAGTGGAAGAAGTGTTAAATGATTTAACAGCAAGTGATAAAATCAGAACAACTTTCATGGATAAAGTTGCAGAGTATCTAGACGATTCAGTTGTATCATTAATTGCCATACCGACATTCACATGTCCTAATTGTGGTGGAGAACAGGTACCCAGTAAAGAACATGTTCATCATCCAAAACTAATTCCATTGGACGTTGTACAAACTTTTTTTACGCTCCTTATAGCACGGCTCAGGAAGATCGAAGCGCGCTAAATAAGGTACATGTCAGTGATCAAAACTTCGGTCTAGAAATTGATGAGGATAGTTTACTTATTAAAGTACTTAAAGAAGTTAAGAAGACAGATTCTATTTCAAGTAAAGCGATATTGCATCAAGCATATGAAAACTCACAAGGTATTCATGATTATATTTCACAAGAAATATATGAGCAAAGTGTGACGGATCCTGAGCTTAAAAGACCACTGTCTTCTGTAGCCTTACATGGACCTGAAGATATATGTACAGGTAGTAAACTATTTGAATTGATTAAACTTTATGCAGATAGAAAAGTGTTTACACATTACGGTTTATCATTGGTAGATTATTTGGATTTACCTCATGATGTCGCATCATTTATAATGATGGATTGTACACAGAGGTTACAAAAAGAATATAACACCACCAGTGATGTGCTGGAATCAATGAATTCAAACAAAAAATAAATCATCGTCCAAATCACACTACACCTTTTAAAGTGTAATGTGATTTGGTATATGATTTATTTTTATGAGACTAGATATCTCATTTGTGGGCACGTGCCCAAGCAACAACACGTTTGGCTTGGCGGCATTTTTGTGCCAAGCCTCGCCGAATACGCCTCTCACTCTTTTCTTCACTACCCAGTTGGGTAGTAGAGATAGCTTGTGATAATGCGATGCGTTCTTCGTAGCTCATGACTTTTCCTTCCGCTGCAATGCAGCATAATAAAACTAATTAGATATATTCCTATACCTATTCAATTTCACTATATGTGACTGAAAAAATCTGGGATACGATTTTAAAGCGTTATTATTTAATATTTAAATATTGTTAAAACCATTAGATAATGGAATTAAAGGCATTTTAGTTATTCTCAAACTAGGTAGTATTAAATTTCTATCACAGTTATTTAACTTCATGTCATTATAATGTTTCTTGGCTAAACGTAAACAGTCCAGTAGTTTTAATTCAGCAACAGCAGCATTGCCGTTAACAACATTGTGATAAATGAGGAAATCATTTTTATTTAAATCGCAATAAAGTTCTGCACCTGTTATGAATTTATAAATTGGTTTTTTTATACCAACGTATGATAAATTTCTTAATGTCTCTGAATTTAAATAAACTGCATGCTCATCAGGTGCGCAAGATAACATGTCCACCATAATTGCATCTAAACATGTGAGTTTAATTGGAACATCTTTGGTAGGTGTACCTTTGTGAAAAATCTGCATTTTAATTTCCTTTTTAATTACATTTGATCATAAATCCATTACTAATCCTACATGGGTCAGTAATGGATTTATAGGTTTAAATAATACGACCACTATAAATATCGCTAAATGTTCTTGCTCTTTTCAAAAGCATTTCCTTTTTAGAAATGTGATACTCTACACTTTTGGGTATATCATCGCAAACAAAATACATAAATTCCACAGGATGATTATCACTTAATTGGCGCAATCTTCCCAGACTTTGAATGTTAGATTGTATACTATTAATATTAGTAGTTAGTATTACATTTGTAAGATCAGGTATATCTACAGCTGTACCACTACTACCGAGGGTCGATACACATATATCAGCTTCCATTAAGTTAGAATAATCATCTTCAGCTACATACCTTCTTACATCAAATTCGCTATATTTGTTATGTAGAAATTCTACAATTTTATCAATTAAATCAATACAATATGCAAATATAAGTAAACGTTTCTTTTCACGTTTTACTTTTAAATACCCAATTTGTATTGTGTAATCAATTAAATTTAAATATCGAGTTAAAGTAGGTACGTACTTTATTACACTCCTCTCAAAAGCGTTATGGCTATAATTGTTAGAGCCGTATTCATTGGTTCTAATGTGCTCCGGTTTATCGAATCTGAAATGTACAGCGTAAGAGTTAATGTATTTTATTAAACCAGAATCTTTATATCTGTCTGATTGTGGGTAAGCTAATGTGTGCATTTTATCTATAAATGGATCATCAGTGACCATTGTTGCAGATAATGCAATTGTGTATTTCACATGAGTATATAGATCTGTTTTGAAACATCCAAAGTAATGTTGATGTAATTCATCTATTAACCTTACACCTATTTTCAAAAATCCAAAAAACTCATAGGGGTAACATGCGTAACCCATATCCAGAGTATCTTCTTGAAATTTCTCATATAGTTTTATCCAATTACTGAAAGTAGTATTACTGATAATGATTGCTTTAGCCGTAACTTTATCTTCTTTAGCTAGCATTAATAATGTCATCAATGATGCACCACCAGCTATTACTAGAATATCATCCTTATCAATATCATAAGTTTTAATGATATCATCAACCCATTTATCAGTATATGCTGGTTTAATTATTACTGCAAACCTTAAACCAATTCTGGATATTGCACTAAGTGCAGATACCGTTTTTCCCTGGCCAGTCATTAGACCTAAAAGTTTATTTCTAGGTTCATCTAGCGCTAACCAGTCTACAATCGGCTCTTGATAATCTCTCAATACCCACATAGGTTTTATGGGTAACTCCACTTCTTGAGCGTCATATTCGTCTTCTATTTCGTGTTCATATTCATCTATTTTACAATTGTTTAGATTAATATGATTTAGGAAATCTTTCAAGTTGTTAATATGAAATCTGAAAGCGTCTCTTTTTTCGCTGGCACTAGCGAATACCTTAACAGGCACTTTAATCATTTTACCTTTTTGAGGCATGTAACCGTACTGAACTAATTTCTTACAGAAAGATAGACATATGTGTTTGCCCTTATCGGTTAATCGGGTAACACTGAAATGTCTACTATATTGAATTATCTTTAAATGTTTTCTGAACATGATTATCCTATATTTTAATAAATAATTGACACTATTAAAATAATCAATTATTTATTAAAATACCAGTTATATATCTATAACCGGTATTTTAAATTATTTAATAAATTTCATTTAATACTTCATTTGGAAGTATGAGTGAATCGAATATGTGCGCAGGTCTATTCGTGTTTATATAATTACTCGGTGCGGAAATAGAATCCTTGTGTCTCTCAAATGCCATAGCTGGTGCGATACTTCTGTTGTTCAATAACAATCTCATCACACCTATACCTGATGACGTCCACGGTTTTGGTAAACTATAGTCTCCATCGTTTGCAGATACCACCATGCTACTATATACCACAATATCTAAAATAGCTAAATTAATAGATAACTTTCTATTTACAAGATCGTGAAATTCAATCAACATAGCTGTGGGTGAAATTACACTATCTCGATAAGTTAAGTCTTTCACAGTAGCTTCTAACATTACAGCAATTTCGCTTTGATGATCACCCATCGAGAAATGTCGCATTGGTAATGATAATAGCGGTAAACTATAATCCCAATTCAGCATGTCTATAGAATATTTATTATCTTTATTAACAGTCCATCCATATGTTTTAATATGTTTGAGGAAGCTGTGTGACATATTAGAAAATCGTTTATTCACACTCACATTTATAGGTACGATATCAGTTCCTTTTGAATCTGATATAACTAAAACTATTGTACTAAATTCAGATACACGTGAAATGTTTAACTTCTTTACATCCGATACTAAATTAATATCAGTAAGTCCAGGTGCGCAAGATGGTTCGATGATTATTGATAATTGTTTATTCTTTAAATCCGGATTTAAATAATATAAATTACCATTTACAGGTGCATTTAAATATTTCTTCTCAAATGGTTTAAGTGATATACCTTCAATGGTAGCACTTCCGTCTAAGTGTTTTGTGGATAAAACAATTTGTGATATTTTCTCGGTCATTGATACACATGCTGCATGGCCTAAGTTGGTCTTAGCAGGTATAGATAACGATGTTTCACCAAAACACACTTCACATACACCATACGGGTCAGGGTGCATGCATCCGGCTACTACTGATCTAATCTTAATAGTTTTACCGATTAAATGATCATCTGTAATTTTAATTATTTTAAGAGAATTGCTATCATCATCAAAATAATATTTACCGCATATGGTTTTTAGATCGTTATCTCTTATCTTAACATTGCCTTCATATTTTGCATCTCTGACACGCCACATTAAGTATTGTGTACTACCGCAATCTACCATGTGTAAATTTTGAACATTCTGGCAAATCAACTGCTGTCTTCTAGAAAAGTATTCGCTTTTCTGTAACGTGTCATTAGAGTAAGCTAAACTTTTAGCAGCTGACCTAGACTCAACCATGCTATCGTGTAAAGATCTAATACCTTGAACATATCCTCGCATGACTGGTTTCTTAAATTGATGCGAATCAATATCTGTCAAGAAACCCCGAGGACCAATACATTGCATTACTTGGTTGATATCGACTATGCTAGATCGTACTGCTTTAGCTAAAGGATTATCCTTGAAATTTTCTCTATCGTTGATTATTTCTTTAATTTCTGAATAAACATTAGATATGGAATCTTGTGTCGGTTTTAAATCAGACATCGCCTTTAACAACTTAGGATGATTCGTTACCTCAATGAAGTCAAGAATGTCAATAGAGGTTACATATTCTTCTAACCTATAAGTTAATTCATTGTAAATGCGATTAGTGATTATGTAAGCTATTTCAGCTAAAGTATCTAACAATTTTACTCTATCTATATTGTCAAACTGATAGGCGTCATAGACTGACCATAAACAATTACCTATAAGTTTCAAATGTGTACTACTGCTTACACGATTATCACCTATTACTGTTTTAAGGTGATGTCTTTTTAGTAGTTGTGTTTTAGGGTATAACCTATGTAATTCCCATGCATAAGAAGAAAAAATACATTCTTTATAATTCGTATGCAAATCACCATCATCAAATCGGCAAATAAACTCACCTGTCAGATTCTCCCATAGTTCTTCGGTTGTATACTTAAGCATCTTTCTAGCGTCAACTATTATCATATTTTTCCTTTTGAAAATAAGTTACAATTTAATAATATATGATCAAATCATTTTAAACTAAATTGTAACTATAAAACAGACACAATGAATGCCCTTTTAAAACCTCTACCAATTAGGTTTGTACGGTTTATATTTAAATGACCAACCTCCAACAGTTGCAAGATGCGTTACTAATGCAAGTGGTTTAGATCCACCATACGGGATAACACTTCTATCAACTAAGTTATCTATGTTAGTAGGATGTTGTGCACTAATGATATTTTTCACCATATGCTTGTGCGTTTTAGGACTGTTATTTCTGTCCATCATTTCAGCTGTAAATTTTTCACCCACATAAGAAGAAAATATTCTCACCTCTGCCTCACCTGCACCCCGCACAGCTTGATTTCTACTTGGCTTAGAAAACTTATCTGATTTTGTTAACTGACTCAGTACTCCAAAATGTGAAAGTTTGCATGATGAAACTGCCGCCCAATCATCGCCAATCTTTTCTAAAAGAATGAAATACATCGATGATACTCTTACCGAATTTTTGGTGATAACACGTTGACCTGAATTACCCACATAAGTTACAGGACCATATACAGGTTTATAAATACCGGATTCAATTTGTTTTACCATGTCCATAGATTCAGGTGGATTATCTGTAGGTAAATAAAGATAAATTCCTTTCTCTATCACTGTCGATAAATACTCGACTGGTGTTTCTTCAATAGCACCAGTTTGACACCAATGAAACATTTTAGGTGAAACTATTTTATAATAACCTAATAGTAATTCAAATGCATTTTTGATGTCCTCAGCTGATCTCTTATTGAGTAAATTAAATGCTTTAGTGGATTTAGTAAATGGTGCTATGTCCAGATTTCTACAAATCATTTTGTGTGTATCTCTACTAGCTGCATTAATATACATTTCATACACTCTACCTAGATTCATACGTGAAACTGTAGAATTTGGATCCATTACTATATCAGCACGATTACCCTCGCTATCTACTGGCATTTCTTCGGGTGACGCTATTTGACAAATCACACCTTTACCACCATGAATATCAGTGAGCTTAAAACCAATGCCAGGTTTTATATCATACTCTATAACAAATTCCACCCTGTAATCATCTAGTGGCGCTTTTCTATATAGCTTACTTACTTTTTGATTACCACCTTCACTTGTAACAGATAAAGCTTCTACAATTAATCTTTGAAACTCAGGTGTAATTTGTAGACTCTCGCCTCTTTCCTTATGGAATTTCCGCCAGAGAGTTACAATTTTTTGATAAAATTGTCTTCTAGCATAATCGTATTTTTGCGCCTGCTTGTCCATATGCACATCAGCGCAATTTGTCTTTGCTAAATCGTGATGAATCTTTATATCTACAATTCTTCCACCAGGACCACCTGCGTAAACTGTATTATCAAATAAAAGATCTACATCCATCGTATCTTTTATACTTTGATCAATTGGAGATAATATATCTGGCTCATAACCTCTTAAGGCCATTAAGATACCATCATCTCTAATACGTTCACCTATATCTGGAAACGATTTATAATTATTTACATCGCCATACAAGTTAAGTGCAAACTTCTTATTGCCCCATTCAACCACTCTGTTTTCATATGTTTTAAAACTTAATTTTGGAAGCACATCTCTGCAAATCAAAACACCGTCTTCAGATGCCGCTGGGTGCGTCATCAATGCCATATTTAATTCGATGCCGTATTTATAACCGCCATCGTCTGTAATATTAGGCGAGTCTAAAAATACCGTATCTTTTGGTATCATTGCACCAATATGTATTTTTTCACACCCACTTTTAGTCATGTACTGAAAACCAAAGTACTGGTGATTAGAACAGTATCTAACTAAGTTTATAATCCCTAACTCTTTTGTATTGATATCTTCATAAACTACAATAGTTTGAGGATTCTCACTGATTGAATCTTGTCCCAATGTAGACCGATATCTTTCAATTATATCGATTATTTCTCCGTCTACTGGCATCTTCACATTGAAAGTATATTTCCCATATTCTCTCTCAATACCAGTTTGTTGTTTTCTTTCAGTTGCCCCATCTACAACTAGCATTTGACCTAAATGCGAACTAGTCATATGTACTCGACCAGAAGAATCGTGCTGTAACCATGGATTAAATCCACATATGGAAACTAATTCAGGATGCAATTCATTGGGCTCTATTTTAACTGGATAGTGATCAGTATCAGTTTGGTCTACATCAATCATTTATTTTTCCTTTTAAATTAAATTAGATGGTACAATTGGTATGCATAGTAGTAATATGTGATTATAAAAAATTAAGAAAGTTTAAGTATATGGACATATATTCATTAACAATTTCATCAGGTAGTGATGTCTTTTATTCAAAAGGATTTATGGATGTGTTAGAGTCGCACCTAAATTATTTTAGAAGCAGTCCTAATTCATACACTATTCAAGTAGATGCTAAGAAATCACATATTTACGATGGAGATTTATTTGGTTATCTAAATGAAAAAGGTGTCGATCAACAATATCATTGGCTGATAATGAGAATAAATTCCCTTTATAGTAACAGTGAATTTGGTCCTGAAAAAACTACATTAATTATACCTAACGATACAGAAATAGAACAAATCAGAAGCATGTATATGGCTACTGGCAGTATTTCTTTATAAGTAATTTTTTAGCTTTTTTCTTCATAACTGTATTAAATTTACTAGCATGTTTACACCAACCTGCCTCTATCATTGAGTCAGAAACTTCTCTTTGAATTTTACACCAATCTCTAGGAAAACGTTCTTCTAAAGTTGGATAGAATTGATCACATGGCATCTTAAATCACTCCTAAAAATATAAGAAAGTGTATATTCACACTGTCGTTAGACAGTGTGAATATATGATTTTATTTTAAATATTACCGAATCCGTTATATCCAAATCCAACGTTATTTACATATTGATTTGTTTGTTGAAAGCTGTTGTTATACCCGTTATTTGGATTAACTGGATATTGGTTCTGTGGTTGTATAAATGCTGATTCTATACCGTGAGGTACATTGTAATTACTACCCATTGATCTTAGGTTAGCTGGACCTGGTGGTTGTGGTTGTTGCCATGGCATATTTGGATATCCACCAGCAGCGCCAGCCAAAGCTGGATTATTTCTTAAAGTTGCTGCGAAATCCAATCCACCGTTTTCAGTATAGACTTGACCTTTAGGTCCCGTTGTTGGTTGTTGGTTTTGTGGTACAGGATAGTTTGCATTATGCATTGGCACTTGCGAAATATAACCTGTCGTATTAACTGGTTGACTAGCTACTGGTGCCACTTGAAACACTGGTGCTTGCGGTTGAACTTGTGGTGCTACCTTCTGCTCCAATTGTCCATCATTTCCAGCTTGCATTGGTATTGCTCTAATCTCACCTTCGAGTTGATTGAGGTTGTCAAATACATCCACCCATGAATCACTGTATAAATATTCTTTAGCATCATCCACCATGTACTGTGAATAATCAGTAGCTACAATATTTGTTCTACCTCCAATTTTCATCACTGTTTTCATTAATGAGTCTAGGGATGGTGCTAAGTCTGATTGGCTACCTGTATTGAAAGAACCTTCTTCCTCGATACCCGGAATAATAAATTCTAGTAAACTAATTAAAGCATCCTTGTCTTTATTTCTAAGGGTGACACCATAAACTTGTTTTTCTTTACCTTTAAGTTCTTTATATAAAGGAAATGTTACAATTGTAGCTCTACTAAAACGCTTTGGGCCTACATATCCGCCCCGTTTTAGGAAAAGATGAATAATCCTCTTATCTTTACCATCTTTAAAGATACTGCCTAAAACTGAATTTAGGGCATCGACTGTTTTAGAATCAGTGTCTTTAATTTTCGTAAGTAGATCAGCTTGGTCGGGAGATAGTTTACTATGTATTTCAACACTCGTTACAATACCTAATAGCTCAGTCATTAAGAAACCAATGACCATATTTAATCGAGTATTGATTGCGTTTCTAAACTTCTCAATAACCAAACTCTCTGGTTTCATTATGTTTTCAGACAGTGGGTGAAACACTACACGGTTAGACCAGTCTGGGTTTTTTAACTGCTCTCTAGTAGGTAACACTAGTCTTTTTCCATCTACAGTGAAAGGTATTGTCACACCTCTAGAAGATGCTGATATATTGTCATCCTTATCAGCCACTAAACTAGCAGTTGTTAAAATATCTTTATATAGTTCAATGATTTTCATAAATTCCTTTTTATTTAAATATTACCGAATCCACCACCGAATGGGTTATTTTGAAACGATGCACCGTCTAAAAACGATATTTTTGCAGAACTATCAGTGATGTGATCTAATAAATTATTGAAGTCAGATGCAATACCAATGCAATTATCATAATTGTTAGTGACCACAGGTGACATGAGTGCATCACAAAAACTAGGAGTGACGTACATCACAAAGGCACCTGAATTTAATGATAAATTAATCCAAGTCTCACCTAACAAATCACACCTGACATCGATTGCAAAATCCATTTGATTATTGAAAGATAAATCTTTCAATAATTCGTTCTCTAATTTAAACAGCAAAGATTTAATGTAATTCGTAATGTCTACGTTTTGCATGAAACTTTTCACATCAATAACATCAACAGTGATCCTACCACCTAAATCACGATTAGTTGCTCTCACATGTATTTTATTAATACAGTATTCAAGCATGTAGCCAGGCAATGATTGACTAATACATGTTGCAAACACTGTTTCACCATCAGCTGCACCCCAGTCAGACGTTGATCCTGTTTGGTGCAACGTAGTTCTACTTGTGTTTGTAAGTGGTAACACTATTGTAGCAGCTACTACGTTATTATCGATTCCAATTAAATCACTGTATGTAAACGAATCACCGTGACCATCATATTTACTTCTGAGTAAAGCGATAAAATGGTCATCATTAATCGCATCTGATCTACTGTACGCAATAGCAGTTTTAATCAGATCTTCCCTACCTTCAGTTTCACGTTGACCTGGCTTTGCTTTGACATATGCATCCAAAATAGTAGACACATAAACAGGTGCAATTCCATTAGTTCTTTTGGATTTAATGGGTGACGCAGTAACTAAAGTTTGTGTATCGCAGAAATCACCTAGATCATCTGTTCTTTGTATTTCAGCTACATCCATCTGAATGAATATATCTTCAGGTCTCATACTGAAAGACCTGTTACCTTGCTGGATACTTACATAGTTAGAGTTAGATAAAATGTGTGACGCGTCTATTGTATTTTGGTAAGACTGGGTACCTAACGGCGTTGTGTGCATCATGTAACGTGTAGAGTTAATACCATTAATGAAAAATCTCATATTTGGATCTAGGCTACCGGATAACCCCATACCTGCATAATCTGTGTAACCGACTACGTATTCAGAGATAACACAATTGCTTTGATCTTCAATTTGGATTTCCATAAAGAATCTCAAGCGTCTTTCATTCCAACCATTTGGAATATATAAATGACTCTCGGGTGTAGCTGCTGGATGCAAAAATTGGTTTGCCACACCTGTTAAACTATTAGCAGTAATGCCGTTTTGTGAAACCGATTTTTCAACTATTGAATTAAATGTTTTTGCGTTTAACCCACTTGTATATGGTCTTTTCCATTGCTGGTTATACGTACCTGTTTCTTGGATGATAAGCTTAACTATATTCATCCTTTTAATTCCGTACATTGACGACATGTGATAACTCATATTTTATTTTTCCTTTTAAAAAATTACTTAAAATTATCTACTTTTGACTAACTCTAGAATTAGTTTTGCCAACAATATTTTAATATCGTGAGGACAACTAAATCTTCTGTTATTTTCTCTACCAGTCACTTCAAATGCATGCTCATCACTGACTGTTAGAATCCAATCTCTTTGACTAAACAATTGTGATAATTCATCAATGGATCCGACTACGGTGTTTACTACTTTGCCTTTTTTCTTTTGAGCACTAACTTTATTAAATGGATAGTATACATTTAGCTCATCCATTAAATCTTTTGGAATTCGTGCACGTGAATCAATACCACTTAGCATTGTTTCACTTTCATTGTCTGTTGCTACTGCGCTAATCAAACAAGCTAAAACTTTATGGTTACTTTCCCAAAGTATAGTTTGGGCTATAGCTATGGCAGAAATTACCTGAACTTTATTGAGGTGAATTAATCCTCTAGGGCCCATTATGGGCTTGAGAATAAATTGAGCCAATGTTACCTGCGGTTTCCATAATTGCTCAGTATTTAAAACACTTGCATTATCTAGAAAATGTTTAAGCAGTTCTAAATTAATTGTTGATTTTAGTTGTAACGCAACGTTAATTGGGTCGCCCATGTAGTGTTCTAAAATAACAACGTCACCTAAAGGTAACTCTGTTTTAATTTTATAACCTTCCAAACGAGATGCGCTGTGATCGTCTCTAGTATCACCGTTTTCAAATTCCTTACTTTTGATCATTCCGGAATATGAACCAGTGTTAGTGTTATTTACTTTATGGTTGATATAATTCCATATAAAAGTAACTAAAGAAGACGATTGGTTAGTACCAGAAATATCACCAACACACAATCTGCTAACAAGTACCTTACTGAGTAACCATATTGGATAATCTTCTGTACCAACTCCATTAATAATAGATGATAAAATTGGCTTATCCGTTTGTATATTGTTTGTAACATATATTCTTAGTTTCTCCATCGGATTTGAATGGATTATGTTAGTTTGTGATAAGAGTTTAAACGCATAAAACTCTTTAAACAAAGTACCAGTTTCTCTTTTAGTTCTGTATATGAATTCGCCCCAAATCGGAATCATGACTCTGAGTGCTATGGCCATGGTCAACAAATCGTAGTAATCTGACTTAAGATATGTTTTCTCGCGACTTCCCGGTTTTTCATCTGAAACAACGTATACTTCATCCAACTTGTAAGGAAAGAGTATATCGGAATGAAAGTTCATCCATTGTTTTATTTCTTCAAGTTTATGTTCTTCAAATATGTCTTTCATTAAAGGCAATAAACTGTGTATCAATAAAGACGTATCGTAAACTTCTTCGAATACATTTTTTATTTTATGAAATATTGAAAATATCTTACCTTGTTTAAATGTAGGTGGATGTGCCCAATATTGATTTATATGTTTAAATACGTCATAACCAGATTGGAAAGCTATTTTATTAAAAGAAGATATATTCCAATATAAAACTTCATCGTCGTGTGATATATTTATTTGTAATTGATTTAATTTCAATTCTTCTACATCTAATTCTATCTTCATCATCTTCCTTTTAATGAAACAGTAAAAATATATTACATGTTAGTAATATGTGATCAAAATATTTTAGATGGTTGATCATCTGTAATCCAAGAACACAACGTGACTTGGATTACAATATGATTGTTTTAATTAAAATGGCAAATCGCCATCTGCGATTACTGTAGTTGTACTGCTTGGAGTGCTACGATAGTTACTACCTGCGCCACCACCTGGTACATATGGAGGAGGTTCAACATATTCTTTTACAATGATGTTACTCATGAGACCACTTAGTAAGTTATACCATGACCTAGCTAAAATTACCGAAGATTCAGCCATAGTGTATTGAGTTCCATCAGAGTGGTAAAATTTATGCCAACGATTATCGCCTGGAACTGTAATGAATTTAATTACTGGACGATCTTCTTTTTTAGACACCACTGATATAAATACACAACCGTCCTTATCTTTACCTACCCATGTGTCTGAAAGATGAATGGGTTCTTTTGATCTCTGACCTTCAACGAAATCATAATTCCAGTTTTCAATACGGTTTTTAGTTTCAACTGTTGACTCGTATGCTGTTTTTAACAATTCCAGAAATGCATAGAAATTCGGCGCATCCATTGCTGCTACAATTTGACTAAAATTTTTCTCACGAGTCATTTCAGATGGATCGTTAGTGCGCACTACAATACGTGGATTATTTTGATAAATATCGAATTTTAATTGTGAGTATTTACCACCAACACCAGGGCAAGGTGCTGACAATGATAACTTAGAATTGTTTAAAGCGTTCTTTGCTTTTTCAGATTTCTCAGCCATTTTAATTTCCTTTTTGGTTAGTTTAACATTTGGTTAGTTTATACATTACATTGTTGCAATTTATATTTTTTCCGCACTAGAACATTTGGTTCATTATGCTGATCATGTAAGGGTCCTTTAGATTAGTTATACAGAATTTTACCCTATCTACCGAAGTAGAGCTAGTCCATTTGTATTTATCTGCTAAAGCAATAATCGATTCTCTGGATTCCTTAGGCCATGCAAAAAATGTTTGAGAATCTCCAAAAATTTGAAGAAATATTTCTAGGAAAGGTATTCTCGATAAATTCTTGGAATCTAAGTATTTTGTATACCACGATGATCTTGCTTTTAAAATTCCAGTATGACTCTCCAACATATCTAGTTTCTTAAAGTATTTGTAACTTAACAAATCAATGGCATAGTTAGTCACTATTAAAGCATTTGTACTTTCTTTTGGTTTTAGTTGTAATTTAAAATGCATTAGATGATCGGATTTACTCTGATCTTTAAAGAATGCATTTAAAGTGTTCACTAATAAAGCTGTATACATTTTCTGTTTGTCTGTACTGTCACCTCTGAGTCTTGCGTGAGGATACTTTTTCTCCAACCCCGAATAATCGGATGCGTAGAAAATTGTTTTTGTTTTACCGTAAGAAATATCTGTAATTAGATCTTTAATTAAATCTATCTCAAATTCTAATGTATCTCTAAGTGCTACAGGTGTAACTCTGTTATAACCGTCTTTATCTAAAGCACCAATTATGTTACGAAACAAAGTCATGATGTTTACATACATTTCATCGTACTGTGTAATATCTATCCTGCTAGGTACAACTCTTTCAGGATCATACGGTGGATCAGGTCCATCTGATAAACTTTCCAGAAATAAACTTGTCCCGATAGATACAGGATATGCCGACATAGTCCTTTTTGATAAAGCTTCACTTCCATAACTCATACAAGGTCCCTCATGTGTAATAAGCATCTATTCATTACATCAGCGCTTACGTTTAGTTTATCTATTCTGTTTATCACCAATTCAGTAATAGTATCTTTATCGATGACTATTGGAGAATAGATTGTGTCTTGTGAAAATACATTTATTTCCTGATCATTATCTTTGTCTTTAGGTAAAACACTCCAGTGAAATAATGGCCATCTTTTTTTAATAACATCTAAATTATTAATTATTGGATTATTATATTTAGATTCTATTCTAATAAAAGATTCTGATAGTAACCCCTTTACACGTTTATCTATTCTTTTCAAATTAAGTTCAGTGTCTTCATAAGGGCATTTAATTGTGATGAATTTTCTGGCAGTATAATTTTCAATAAATGTCATTTCGTAACTATAATCAGGATTTATTATAGCATACAAGAAACCTTTATTTTCCTCTTCGCCATGTGCTAATCTATCAAAAGATCCATTAGAATGGATTCTGTCGAGTTGAGAGTTTTGATGTATGTGTCCTACAAATATTAAACCTTTTACAATTGACAAATATTCTTGACTATTGTGTTTAATATTATCTTTTATAACACTGCCCATTTGGTAATCAAAACATCCGTGAACGAATGCAAAATCTACTTTTTCTATATTTTTAGATTTAAGTAAATCTTTAACTTCAATTAACGTATCAGCGGTGTCATGATTCCATTCATCCGGAATGTACAATATATCAATGTCGAATTTTTCAATATGTTCAATACTGAGAACTTTTACATATTCCAAGTCAACATTTGTTTTAGACACTTCACAATGTACAGAATTTATAATTTTAAATCTTACGGATTGTTGTCTATCATGGCTAGGAGTACCTTCTAAAATTCTAACTAAAATATCATATTTAAAACATTTATTTAGAAATTTAGAAATCCAAACATCTATCAATCCACTGTCCACGCTAGGATAAGTTAACAAATCGTCGAAGAAATCTCCGCCAATAATAATCATATCCACTTTAGATAAATGTTCATCATTTGAAAAATGTCTATCTAAATTATCTAAAATGAATTTTGTTTCATTTCTCTTATTCCCAAGATGTACATCTGAAATACTAGATATCCTAAGTGGTTTAAAATTCGAATTCATCTACATCACCTGTTGATGACAAATTTTTATCTTCTGACCCATTTGGCGTTTTACCATAATGTTTAAATACTTTATCCCACTCTTCCTTAAGGTCACTGTATTCTTGATTAGCTATTGAGTTATACCTTGCGTCTAATTCATTAGTTATTATGTTATTAGCTAATGCGGGACTTAAACTAGCTTTTTCACGAGCCACACTAAATGCATAAGCTATATCCTCATTTCTATTTAGAATAGGGCGCATTGTGTTTCTATCATGTAACGGTGGAATTCTAATAATGAAGTTACCATTATTATCTACGATGTTAACAGCGCTATAATTCGTACCTGCAATATTAAACCATTGTGATATTAGCTCATCTGCATTTTCAGTTGACTCACCGCAAAATAAAGGTAGAAAATAAGTCTTAAACATAATTTCTGGTAAAGACCTTACATTTAATCTCTCCATCGAAGCAAAACCTTCTTTAAGAGTGTTTAACCTATCTTCAAATTGTCTATTTTGTAATTCCCTAATTGAGTTAGTTGCCATTTTTTTACCTTTTAGAAATATTACTCCAAATAGATTAAGCTCCATTTGTTTGGAAACTTAATCTATTTGTACCAAAATATTATCCGTAATTATTAATTTTTACTAATGACTGAACTTTACCATTAGTGGTTTCTAGAAGCCTTGTAAAGGTGTTCTGTGTACCTTTATCAGTAACTGTTACTGATATGTTTAAAGACACATTACTATCTTTACTGTTTGGATCTGTATAATCCACACGTGACTCAGCTCCATCGTAATATCGCGCTAAATACCTATCTAAACTATTTTTCAAATCATAAATAACACCTGACATGTTCTCGCCATTCTTTTCTATGATTCTTGGCAAACTCGTTACATTGTTTACATATAAGTAAGTTTGATTATAATCAGATAAGAAAAAATGACTAATTAAAAATTCAAACTTAGTAACAGGATCAGACACAAAACCCAATGTACTGAGAGTTGGGACATATATAGAAGTATTTAGCATATGTTTTCCAGAAAAAAATAATACCAGAGTTAACTCTGGTATTATTAAATAAATTAAATGTTACATAGATCCATTGTCTTTACTAGTGGGATCCTTACCGCAAAGACTGAGTAGATATTCTAGATTACTCCAGCTGTGTAAAATATCACTCTTCTCATCGATCATAAGATCTCTATCACCTTCTTTTAATTCATCTAGATACTCTATGCACTTCCAATCATCTTCTTTCGAAAATTTCATCACCCCGTCATTAACTCTTCTGTAATCATAGTGGTCTGCACCAATGTCGTTAGGTGACATATCCACATAAGTGCTGCTGTAACCATCGATTTGTTGATCATGGTACAATTGTCTAACTGTAGGATTAGCCATGACCCAGCGCTGCATATTTAAACCAGCGTTCTGAAACTGACCTATGTCGGTTAAGAATTGAATGTTGTCAATTTTAACATCATTTACACCGAAGAACTTATTTACTGTATTTCTAGCAAACCTAACGACTGCATTACTGTTGAAATGGTCGTATAAGTTTTTACTCTCTAGTCGAAAATTGTTAGTCGCATCTGAAATAGCGCTTCCAATTTTATTAAATTGATTTGATAAAAAATCAGTTACTGCAGGATGGGTTTGTCCGTATAAAAAGGCATCAAATTCCGCATCCGCACCAAATCCATTTGCTGGAAATGCATAACTCACGGATTACCTCCTTTTAAAAAGAATTACTACTGTTACACAGTAGTAATATGTGATCTAAATAAATTAAACTGATAATGATTCTAGAAAAGCTGATTTACCTGAATCTATTAATTTATTTTCTTCTTTAAAATGTACCCAGTTACTAATCGTACTTATCACCGGTTTGGGCAATGATGCAGTATTAGACAATCCTCTAGGTGTATTTAAATCGTACATGTTTTTATGTGGTGCCAGTGATTCCAATTGATCGCTCGTGATATTATCAAGAGCTAATATGATGTTCATTTGGTCGCCATCGAAATCAGCATTGTAAGCTTTAGTTGATAAAATAGACATGGTGATTGTAGGATCATCGACATCTGTTTTAATTTTTACAATCTTCATTCTCTCTGAAGATCCACGTGTTAAGCTTGGGTTTCTTCCGAATATACAATAAATCCCTTTATCAGGACTCTCATCGATCAGTTCGTTAAATAACTGATCGATTAGTGGATGATAAGTGTATATGGTTTTTTGTAAAAGTGCTGTTGCATTATTAGGATTATAGCCTAACTTCAATAACTTATTCATCAAATGAATTTTAAACATGGTGACCCCAGCGCCCCATGATAATTGCAATTCATCGTATTTGTGGATTTTTGTATTAGATGAGATTACTGCTCTTGCAGAAAAATAATTTCTACTGCCGAAAACATGTTTTCTAAACAAACCAGTTTTACTAGCTAATATATCGTGATATACTTCGTTACAGAAGTTAGCTAAAATAAAAAGCGTTTTAGCTGTACGGTTTTCTTTTTGTTTTATAGTGAAACTCGAAAGTGCAGTATCGATACTGCAAATAGTTCTAATAGCATCCACTGCACCCACTACAATAGGGTCTACAAATATACCTACTTGAGTATTCTCTATTACCAATAAAGATTTATTGGGTAATGGCAAATGCCAGCTTAAACAACAATCTCTATTTAATTTCAAATGTGTCTGTATATCTTCTATCTCATCTTTCTTAACTTTCGGATTTTTAAGAGAGAACAATATATCCAGATAAGCATCAAAGTTTTGAATAAAATTATTGTAACCTCGCTTAACACCCATTGAAATTAATTCACCTACTTCAGGTGGTTTGTTAATAGCTGGATGATAATCAGTGTTACATAACCATTCAATCAAATTAAACTTAGATTTCGTGAATCTATCGCTGAGCTGAGTTAACACCATTGGATTGATTAATTTCTCCACTCCGTGTGGGGATCTCATCCAAACTAATGTCTGTAATTCCTGATCAAATAATTCTTTCACTGGCGTTCGACAATTCTTGCAAACAGTGTCAAGATTATAACCACCTTTGAGTTCACCGCATTCGCAAGAAGGCTCATTAGTTAGTAGGTCGCCATCAATTCTTGTTGAAATTAATCGATTAACATATTCTTTTTCAGATTCAGTAGCCGTGCTGATATCATTAATAATGATAGGAGTGATTGGTGATCTATTAAAAACATCGTCATGATTTAATAGTGATAGATAAGTACCTATTTTATTTCTCCTAGAAAAAGTTAAAAATGAATAGAGATCAAAAATAGAGGTCTCTATATAGAGACCTCTATTATGATTTATTTACTTAAATTTCTATTTACCAAACACTGCGACCTTGGTAAATATTGGGTGATTGATAGCCACCCTGTTGATTGTTATACCCTTGACTAAAGACACCAGTAGAACCTGGCATCATTTGCACCTGATTAAAGAAACCAGCTTGTGCGCGTTGATTAAAGAAATCGCCTGAAATATTCGGATTAATTGTACGCATGTCTAAACCAGCTTGTGCACAAGCTTTGGACAGTGAATCAATGAAACGACTATTGAAAGTGACGATTCTTGCAAAACCTGTGTATGTGATTTCACTTGAGATAACATCTTCGATCATCTTCTTACGAGCAGATAATCTTAGATAAATTGGCATGTCTTCTTGTAGGAAAGTGTTAGCCCAAGCTGCACCAGCCCGGTTATCTTTCTTACCAACCATATTCATAATAGCTAAATAGTCGATATCTGAAATATCGTGTCTAAGACCATCGGCACCGGTGTAGTAACCCATATGTACACGATCGTAATTAATCAGTACTGGAGATTCGTTGGTGCCGTAATGTTGACTAAACATTTTACCTGTAAGTGTATCGGCTGCATCCAAGATAGCACGGATAGCACCACCATCATTCATTGCTGCTGCTAGGAATGGTGAATTGTACCATGTGTCAGCACCTAGTTCAGATACACGCAATGAGAAGTGAATACCTGGACGGAATGTCATTTGAATTAGACGCCCAAGTTCCTGTGCTGTAAATAGTGCAGCTTTAGTGTCAACGTATGTGTCAAACCCGGATGGGTTATTGCTCATGTTACCTTCGATATTGATAGCGCCAATATCGCGTAGATCTACTTCCCTAATGTTTTTACCTGAACTGTTGCTAGTCATTGGCCGTGGTGAAAAATAAGGGAACCAGTTGTTATTTTCACGTAACACGGAAGCTGACGTCAGTGCCAAAAGCTGAGCTGGTAGTGTAGTTTGTGCTACATTTTCCATATTCGTAATAACGAATCTTGCAGCGAATTTTGGCTGTGGAATGTTGGGATTGTAGAGAATCTGTGAGTTATCGCTTGGTGCCCAAATAGGGTCAATATATCCACCAACACTAGCAATTGATTTTGTACGATCTTGTGTGTTAATATTGATAGACTGTTGATTACGATTGATGCTGCTAGCTGTCAACGAAATGTTGATGTCGTTGCGCACAGGTAGATTCGCGTAATCTGTTTTCTGAGGCTCATTAAATGAAATGCGAACTGACAACGTAGCATCGTTATCGAATGCCGTCAGGTTCATGTCTTGGAAAAAATCATCCATTACTTCCATGCGAGTATAGCATGGCAATTGTGCATTAAGTGCCAATGCGCTCAATGCTTCTTTATCATCAAAATTAAATCCACGAGGAACTACTTCACCGTCCATTTTCCACATTTTTGTATTGGGGAATGCACGTAAAACAATTTCAAACACTGCTTTGTTATACAAATCGTCAAACGCATCGCATGTAGCACGCTGAATCTCGTATTGTGCACCGCGAAAGCTTTCAACACGTGGTGTAAGCATCTCACCTGACTCTTCTAGAATCAATGTATGATAAGCTACACCGCGCTCTAGAGCATCGGTCCTACGTACACATACTGCGATACCTGAGAAAGCGAGATTTGTTTCTTTACTATTATCAATAGCTAATAGTGTTACTTCCCATGGCTTTTCTGTTTTTGCTTTATATGCTTCAGTCAATGCAACCATTGCTTTCGTTAGAATTTCAGCAGCCGGTGTACGTGAAAGTCCACCGATAGAGCCAATCTTCATGAAAGACATTGAACGACGAGGTTGTTGATTAGCTGGTTGCACTGGTACAGAACCTGGATTTGCAACAGGTTGTTGCACTTGAGGTTGAGGGGCCGTACCTGTATAATCATTGATAGCCATTTTTTAATTTCCTTTTATTAAAACACGATTGAAAGTTTGCAAACTTACAGGGATACGTTTAGATATCCAAGTTAGTAATATGTGGTTAATTTAATTTAGAATCAAATATATCAAATTACTAACTCTAACGTACAAATAATTGAGTATGTTTATAAATTTTAATTTATATAACTTTACAACAAATGTACACTATAAGTCTTATGAACTAAAAACCTTTTAGAGTCTTTAGTTTTGAAAACAATTATGCATTGTTCTCTACAATATATACCACCACTTATATTTTTTTATAAATTTATCAATTTAGCAATACTGTGTAGGAATATCAACACAATTACTTTGGATTTACTTCATGTTTGAGCTTTTCAGAAATGCGCCTAATTTAGCCGTAGGTGTCATGAAGCCACAGGAGTGGCCATTTATACAAAGAGGCTTTCAAAAAAATATAGAGAAAGTAATTAATTTTCATAAATTATACCCCAGAGGTGTTCAGGGTAATCATTTATTAGTTAGGTTACTTCAATCGTTAGCTGTACCGAAATCATTAGAGCTAGAAAGGTATTATGCTACGGTAGATGCTAAAGGTCTTAGCACTTCAATGACTATGAAAATGACATCTTCTATTAATAGAGGTTCTTTTCATAAAGGTGTTTTTTATGGCGACGATAACCCTGAGATAATAATAGCCACCGATGATTATTTTGATTTTGAAGAAGTGGATAGAAATTGGGAAAACGTATCAGCAGTAACACCTTTATTACACCCTAAATCAGATATGGATATACACCTTCCTAATGGTGTAAGTTATTCATCTGAAAGAGGGTTAGCTGTAATACTAGTTAACGTTCCGATGTTAGCTGTTCAGTACAGGGCTTTTTATAGAGCTCAGCAAAATAAAGAGTTTAGTAAAAATATATTGCAGTTCATTGCTGGGTATGTTATACCTAATATGTTAAAGAAACAAATGGATATTTGTTTCTTTAATAGGTTATGTAATAAGTTTTATGGTAAAAATGACGGTAAAAACATTTCTTTCAGAACACATTCTTTTACACTATCTGATTATGAAGCATATATTGATATTGCCATTGATAAAATATTAATCAATATTGATAAGTCCAATAAACGTTTCGATGTAGCTCTAAAACAAATACCTTCGTTTTACAATACAGATATGTATGAAACTTTGATGTTACCCGATATACCACCTACACTTCAAGTAGAGTGGGCTATGATAGTAACTAGATTAAGAGTGGTTAATTTCTTATTTGATGCCTGTAGAGAAAATTTGAAAAACAGAAATCAAACTACAATAAATCAAATATTGAGATCTTTTAGGCAGAATAACTCTTATCAGATGTTAAACATCATGCTTCCTGACGAAGTTTACTTTGAAGCTCAAAATACTATAGATAATATGTTGGATTCAGTTGATAGAGATTTCTTTTAAAGGTATAAATAAAATGTCTAGTTTAAATTTGTTAATGATGATGAATTCGCCCCCGCCAGCTCCAACAGTTGCTGACAGTATTACTTGGACAACTAGAACGTTGCCCGAGGTAGCTGATTGGCGAGCTGTTGCTTATGGTAACGGAATGTTCGTGGCTTTAACTAATCTTAGTGCTACCAGAACAGCAGCTTCGTCGCCAGATGGAATTACTTGGACTCGAAGAACAGTTCCTTTGGTTGGCGGTTGGATGTCTGTTGTTTATGGTAACGGAATGTTCGTAGCTTTGTCTATGAGTAGTAATAAAGCAGCTACCAGTATTGATGGTATTAACTGGACAGTTAGAACATTACCCGCGACAGTCGATTGGTATTCTATTGATTATGGCAACGGTGTATTCGTCGCTATTGCTTTAAACAGCGCTACTGCAGCTACTAGCACTGATGGTATTACATGGACTCGAAGAACTCTACCTGTGAATACTGGTTGGAGATTTATTGCCTACGGTAACGGTGTATTCGTCGCTATTGCTTTAGATACAGCTATATCAGCTACCAGCACCGATGGCATTACTTGGACACAAAGAGCGTTGCCTGTGAGTGCTGGTTGGCGTAACATTGCTTTCGGTAATGGTGTGTTTGTTGCTATAGCTAATAATACTACGTCAGCTAGTAGTCCTGATGGCATTACTTGGACTTTAGGAACGTTACCTGTGAGCACTATCTGGTATTCTGTTGCTTTCGGTAACGGTATGTTTGTAGCTTTAAACAGTGGTACTACTAGCGCAGCCACATCACTTGATGGTATTACTTGGACTCTAGGGACAATGGTTTTGAAAGCAAATTGGTATTCTGTCTGCTATGGTGATAACAAGTTTGTCGCCGTAGCTTTAGGTAGTAATAAAGCAGCTACATCTCCTTAATAATCACATGTAATTTATACATTATCTATTTAAATAGATAATGTATAAATATTAATGATGATGAAGTTTTATATTGAAGCACGTGATAGTATAGGCAATATTTTGGACTCTGTTGATAGAATTTTTTAAAAGGAAAGTAAAATGTCTAGCTTAAGTAATGTGATGTTAATGTTTAAAAACTCAATGGGTGACGGTATTACCTGGACAGCGAGAACGATGCCAGTCAATACTGGTTGGATTGATGTCACTTATGGTAACGGAAAGTTTGTGACAATTGGTTACAATACTTCAGTTATCACATCTCCTTAATTAAAACAAATGTCATAATACCTACTACTTTAACGAGTAGTAGGTATTATGATGCTTAATAAAAATCTGAAGCTAAAATTTTCTTTTTATTGTCTTGCATGTAGATTCCGAGGCACTCCAAAATAAGATAATAGATTATCGTTAAATCTGTCATAATTTTTCTATAATCAATTATACTTATAATTTCTTTAGGCATACCTGTGCTAGTTAAAATTTGAACTGGTATATTCATTGTTGTAATTAATACTTTACTATTATTATTCATGTAATTTTCTAATCTCTTTGCAAAATCTCTATCGTCTATTGATTTAATCCATTGTTTCATCTTAACGGCGGAATCAACGGTTACTGATACTTTCATTGTACTATACGGTGGTGGCTCCATAGAACCATACTTTGGACCAAACACTTCTTGCCAAAATAAATGATTTTGATAAGGCGATAAAGTACCTTCTTTAGTGTAACTAGCCGCATCTTTAATTGTACCGGTTCTAAGGTATGTAAATTCACCTTTATGAATAGAAGACACAATATTTCTTTCAATGTCAGCTACCTGTTTTAAATATTTCAAAGCAGATATTTTCTTGCCATCAATAACTGTTTGCATTATATCTTGCATCATATCGACGGCCATCTTGTTGATCTCTTTAGGTGCATTAGATGATTTTAAATAAACACCTTTGATCTCCATTTTCCTTTTAGAGAACACATTGCCTTCTTGACAACCTATAGTAGCAAAATAATGTTTACCTAACTGTGTAGGTACAAATACATCAAACTTGAATTCATTCTTCATCTCGATCTGATGAATTCTGTTTTCCACTATTCCAAAGTTAGCAGACATCATAGCTAGTATGTGTGATATAGTAGCTGCTGCCAGAAATATAACAGTAGCTGCTACAGCGGTGGCTTCATCATCAAAACTGATACCATTCTTATACCAAATTACCCAATCTTGCACAGTGAAAATAGTAGAGTCAGTATCACCTGTTAAAGCGCTCCTTCTGATACTTTCTGGAAAATAAGCCATACTAGCTGGCACATTGTCACTGACTAATAATGCTTTAATTAAATCAGCATGCTCAGTTATCACTTCTTCAATATTTTTGACAGTTAACGCCAACGTGTGATAAGCTTCAGTGTTTTTTATACCACTATAATCCTTACCTATTCCCATGGTTTCTTTAGTACATATTTGATGCGCTAAATTTAAATGTGCTTCATCTGCATTTTTAATTTGAGTATCAGGATCATCGTGTACACCGGTTATCTTAGAAGAAAGTAATTCAATAAAGTTTCTAACAAATGCTGGATTATGTTTTTTCAAATGATAAAAATCACCAGTATAAACAAATGCTGCTCTTTGCATGGGATCTAGTTTATTGACCAGTTCTTCTATCTTATAAAAATAAGTCTTCTCCCACCAATAAAGACTACTGGAATATTCAATGCATTTTATTGTCTCCAATATACTAGGTATATGTAGATCATATTTAAGCATTACATCTGTAAACTTTTCATAGTCTGTGTGTGTAACAATAGAGATGATATTGTTTAAAACAATATCATGGCTCCAATAATGCCTATTACCACTTAAAAGTTTTTCATTGTTAGCGTTCCCATAACCGGACGTACTTCTACAATTACTAGTAAGTGTGGAATGCGCTGTTGGGTTATATAAAGGATTACTAGGTGATACATGTGCACCAGATATAGAGTTGTTAGCTAACTTTTTATTAGTTTGCTCAATCTTTTTAATATTGTACAGTAGTTTATCACCAGCTGCTTCAGCTGTAAACATGGCTTTTTTGGCTACACCGCGAGCCTTCACGTTAACGTCTATGTATGTGGATAATAATGATGTTTTGACTGAAGGGTGAATATACGTAGTGAATGTAGGTGCTATTAATTCCTTGTCTTTCACTGCATCATTCAAATAAACAGATAGTGTAGTTTTAACTCTGTCTCTATCACCGCTATCGTTTCTTACCAGACATTCAACTACAGGGTCCACAAATTGAAACTCACCCCCTGGTTTCAAAACAGACATAATGTATTGTCCGCAATCCTCTTTTGACTTACCTGTCATGATACTTAGATATGAAGAAGCATCGTTTATATAGTGTCCCAAAATATTCAAATCTCTTTTATACTCATGTTTGCTTTTTACAAACGGGTTAACAAATTTATTTGACATGTTTTTCCTTTTCATGTATACATTTCATATCTTGATTTTATACTTTTAGAAAAATAAAAATACGGCATAAAGCCATGCAAATCCCCCTTACAGAGATTCACACGGCCTTATGTTTTCTCACAACAATATTTATCATAATTAACAATCTATATAATAAATCTACTCATAAATGTCGAAAAATAGTTAAAAGGAAAAAAACCTATTTTCAACATTTACAAATATATCTACTTTTCTTGAATTATTAATTCATGAAAGAGTTATACAGTTAACCAAAAACTGCATTTCCTCACACTATATAGTGTTATAATTAAATTACCGTTACAACTATATCAGAAAAACCGTTTTGAACCAATATATCTTTTATTAAAGGTATGTTACTGATCGGTATTCTGTTTATTTTAACCAGTACTGTTTTAGATGTCACCAGTACTGGTGCTGACGCAAGCCAATCCATAGCAATTGCTCTCACATCACCAGTAGATGTTTTAATTTTAATATACGTTAAGTCTTCAGCATTTCTAGGTGTACCTGCTGGTAAATAACCATACACCTGCGAATGCATCGTGGTTATATCATTGATTAATTTAGCTGAATCATAATCCATGATAGCCATGACTGTGGCATTTTTATAACCTAATCCTAAAACCCCTGATGCTAAAAGCGAAAAATCGTAAGATTGTTTAATATCCAAATTATAATACATTGTCTATACCTTTAAAGTCGTTTAAGTATGATTCTACCTTTTATTACTTTATAGAAATAATAAGGAAAGATTTCACGCATTGTAGTCATATCAATTATAGGTGAAAGTTTCAATTCTATCAATATTGCCTTTAATTCCACACATAACTGTCTAAAAGAATTAGTTAAGTATTTATTGCTAGCCTCATTAAAAGTCTTACACCTTAACATGTCCATGACGATGTGATATCCACCACTTGCTTCATTGTACATTTCATCTGTGACTGCGTCAATAGCTTGATTAAATAGTTCTTTTATATCATGTTCGTTTTTGAGTATATCAATTGTTTTTAAGTAAAACAATTGATATATTTCATTTGACTTCAGAAAAATATGTTCTGGTTTATAACTGATATCCATCTTGAATTAAATCTCTTTTATTTATCTGTTGAAAAATATCTTTTCTTATAAACTGAATAGCATTTATTCTTTTTTTGCTATAGACATATGGAAATATTCCATTATGATAGAGTCCGATAGTTTGAATTCTGTTGAGGAGATTGTTGCCATACTGTATTAGAAAATTAAAATATAATTCTATTTCTCTAGTTACACCGTTTTGACAATGCTCATCAGTTAAATTTAGACAATGGTATTCCAACTCCATTTTAGCTTGGTCTTCTTTTTCAATACATTGTGTAATTGCTCTCAATGTTTCGTCTGAATCGACATTGAGGCCAGTCTCGTATTCCAATTGCCATACGTCTTCATTTAGTGTATCCAAACCGACTAATAAATATTCAGGTGGAATATATATTGTTGTCTTTTTTAAGTAAAACAATGTTATTTCTCCTTTTACACATATAGCTATAATTAGGTGGATCGTTATCTAGAGATAGTTTTTTTAATTTAATCTGAATAGATAACAACAATTTATAAATGATAGATTCTAACTTCATGTAATATTCATCGTTAGAAGAAATTCTATCACTAAGAATATCGCCTTGCATGATATATGAAGCTGCCGTATCTATAGACATGTGTCTATTGTTTAAAAACATTTCTATCATTAATGACAGTATAGCATCAGTGTCAATTGTTGGGTAATTTGTATCATTCTCTAATTTGTAAACTATCTCATCTAAATCATCAATAACAACTATTAAAATATTAGTCATTTATTTCAACTTTTATAAGCAGCTTATTAACTCTATTTAAACTATCGTACTCTAATACGATAAATTTATTAGTAGCTAATAAATTTTTTAAATGTGACTCCAAATAATAATATATTTGAGATAAATAATCATAAAATTCATACGAGTACAATTCCGCAATTGCTGAGTTCTTAACTTCAATTGGTGTGTGCTCGTATGAATCTTCATCGGTTGATATACAATAATCAACCACACTCATACATTCTTCTAGATAAGTATTTATCTCGTGTTTATCTGTTTGGAACGGTATCATTAAACAATCAATTATGTTTAAAAATCCGAGCGGTAGATGCATGTATATATAAGGATAAACTTCTTTTAAATGCGCATCAAACTCTGTATTTTTCTCTAAAAGTAACAGAATGCTAATATGTGAGGTTTTCATTCATAAACCCTTGCTGTCTTAAAGAAAACAGATTGAATTGATTATAATCTAAATGCATTATAACTTTATATCCGCAAATTATCTGTATTGCTTCTTTATCTAAAGCGCAACTTTGATCGTACGATTTAAATCCAGGTAAATACATGTACGTAGTATTTATTATTGAATTACTAATGAGTTGACCTATTTCACTTGATTCAAAATTATGTAAACCATAATACTCCAATGTGTTTAATAAAATCATTTCATCTGTAGTATTAAAACTTTTATTATCACATAAATACGACTTAATCAGTGAAGACACTATTTCATGTAGACCTCTATCGTTAATATGAAAAGGTATTTCTAAATATTTATATAAAATACTTAGAGTGTCCATGTAATTTAATATAACTATTTTACTGCAATTCATTTTTATTCAAACTGATAATAACGGTGTCACGTTTTATTAAATTATAAGTAAATTTACTTCTATATCTATCATCGCTCAAACCAGGTATAAAACGTATTATTTTTTCAGATATTAAACTTAAAGCTGTATCGCATATTTCTTGCACATGCATTCTGGAATAATGATTAGATTCTAATTTTTTATAAATCAAATCTAATGTTTCATTATAATTAACACTTTGATCAAGTAATATATACACTAGCTCTTTTAATATAATACTAATTTTACCGATGTCAGATTGATCCATGTAGCTGCCATTATGAACATTTATATTTTTTATTAAATATTCATAGGCTTCAGATAAACTTATAATGAAGCTATATTTTTCCTCTTGCATTTAGTAAGTCCTTCTTTTCTTCTTCCTGTAAAATCCATTGATAAGCCCGGTAGTCTATAGATTTCTCTATCGTTATTTTGGCTTCATTGATTTTGATGAAATACAGATGCCAATCATGGACACCCATAAATTGTCTAATCATTGAATGAATATCTTCATACAGTTCGTTAATTCTGCTTAGTGTAGATACTAGTTCTTCTTTTTGTAATTTAATTAAATTACTCTTAATAATATCAGTACCTGTTTTTGAAGATTTTCTATATTTTATAAAACTATCAATTTGATGATTAATAAGACCATGTGTAATTTTAACTCCCCTATATGGCATTATTGGAGAATTGCTTATATATTTTGATTTATTCAACATAAAAGCTTTTGGTATTACTATTTTATCACCACCTTGATTTATTCTATCTTCACCGGTTGTTGCAGTGTATATAGCTTGTTCCAGTTTTGTTATATCGGTTACTATTGTTCTTTTAATTTTATTATTTTTGTCAACAACGAGAGTATAATATTCAATACCGTCAGTCATCACAGGCTCTACTTTATTAATAACGTAAATGCCCTTAGGTGTAGGTAGCAAAGAATCAACAAATTCATATTCTATTCTTTTAGCTGTGTCTTCAATATCTAGCTGCAGTCTAGCTTCTATCTGTAATTCAGATATAATGGTCATTAAAAATACTCCAGTTAATATAAAAAATATTGATAGTCATATAACCCCCACTACCACTTGGTCAAATGATAGTGTGGATTTATATATTTAGATAACGAATTAATCTGGTGTATTTTGTATATCTTTTGTTAGTCTATTGATACGTGTAGTGTGATAATCTACCATGGATTTAGCGTATTCCATTGCGCTTTGTGCTTCCATTAATTTAACTTGTGCTTCGAGTAGCTCAGTCGCTTTCATAGCTAAAACATTTGGTTTACGAAGAACTGTGAATACGCTAAAAATAGATTTAAACATTATAAACTTTCAAATTGATGTTATTAAAACCAGCATAATACCTCGCTTAAAATAAGCGAGGTATTATAATTATAGAACTAAACCTGAATCTGTCTTATTGTCGTTTTTATCCAAAATAGAATCTCTTGCATTACGTGAATTAAATACGTCATCTAAATCTTTTAAAGCCCTGTTTAGTTTATTCGTGCTATGAATTATAAAATCATCGCTAATAGTGTAATGTATCGGAGCATCAGCAATTACGTGTAAAGAATTGGGTACATCGTACCTCCATTCATTAGGAGCGTAACCAACACATTGGTACGCTGGTGTAATATCCAAACGAGTACTCATCTCCGGCAAAGCGATAGTGGCTACCGAAATAACTGCTTCAGTTTCCATCAGTTCTTTTTCAGTTACTGTAATAACCAAAGATGCTAATTTAGCCGATGTTTTTGTTATTTTTGTATAATCTAACCAGTTCTTCAAATCGGCTGAATCTAATTCAGAAATTTGCTCAGAATATAAACCAGATAACATACTGAGACCAAATTTTACTTTTTGGTTTACAACGTTCCTGTTATCAGTTTGTGTATTTTCTAAATACATGACTACAACAGGTGAATTTCTTTTCTCTGCTATTGACTCGTATGACTTTAAAGTTTTAATAGTGTTTTCTATTTCAATACGTGTATCAGTGGAACCAATTACAATTGCCACCACTTGCTCATTACGTGCTTTTAGTTCAGATACTAGTACCGGACCTATGACACTTCCGCTGCCGCCCGAAGCGGTGTGCACCACTATATTAAAACTGCAAGGTTTATGTTCCAACAATATTGCTTTAGCATTTTTGCTGATGTCTTCATAATTCATGCTACGAACTTTACCTGAACCATCAATGCCTTTAAATAAATACGTCTCATCCGGATCAAATTTTTTACCTCTTAGATTGCTATCACTAGTATCAATGTAACATGGGACGAATGAAGCAAACCCTTTCTTAGGTTCAACAGTTGATGTCATTAATTCAGATACAGAATTAATACCACCACCACCAGCTGCATAGATTCGGACTTTTGCAGTACTGAAATCATTTTTCAATTCAAACATTTTTAATTTATCCTTAATTAATATTAGCGTTAAAAACCAATAATGGTTTATTCATTTCAACAGTAAAATATTCTCTATATTCATCTATGTATGAATTAAAAGAATCGTAATCATTTATAAGTTTATTGTATTTAAACCACAACTCAGAATGATAAAACCAATCAGCTGTTGTATTTACATACACTTGGTCATTAGATATGCTAACAGCGCTAGTCAAATCGCTCATATACGTCGCTGTGTATATTTTAATGATTGCGTCTATTTTACCCATATGCTTATAGAATATTGCTCTATAAACGTATTCTTTTTTACTATCCGAATTATCATTAAATAATTTTATTCTTGTATCGGATTTCAAAGAAAGAAATAACTTAGATACTTCACTCAGCGATAAGTTTACTGTCGATGAAGTTCGTTGGGGTGAATTGAGGTGCGGTATCCAAAACTGTATCTGGGATTGTTGTTGTGAGCGAGATTGTGTCATTTTCTTTTCTGAATAAATTCGTATCAGTATTGATGATATCGATTAATTTTAAAGGTATGTTTAACGAGATAAGTGGCTTATGTAAGTTTATATAGAAATTACTATACACTGAACTTCTGTACGTGGTTGCACACCACACTAGACTTCCTATCTTTTTATCTGTAAGTCCGTTGTAATCAGTAAATACTACTTTTGGATCACCTGCCCAAAATGTTCGCTTATTGAAAAAATCACTCTCTGTGTTAATTTTAAAATTATATTCGTCGTCTTTAACTGGTGAAATTGGGTATCCAGTTAAAATTACGTCATTATCGTTGATTCTTATTTCATAGAAAACGGGCCACTTCTTTCTTCCGCCTCTATCATCGGGCAAGCTTATCTCTGTGACGAGTGTCTGAAAAGAATCAATGACTTTTAAAACATTAATAAAATCACTAATTGATAAATCGTAATGTTGCATTTAATTAGCCCTTTAAATTGATAAATCTAATATAGATGATATGTACTAACCATTATATTATCAATGTAGTAATATGTGGTTTAAAAAATTTAGTTTAAGAAAAAAGGATTTTTATGTCAGCCATCAATTATGCAATTGATAATATAAAACATCGAATTCCAAAAGCAATATTAGAGAAAACATTTATTAATAGATCTGTTGATTGGAGAACTACAGTAAACTCTAATATAGATGAACAGATAGTTACCAAAGTTATTAGAGGTAGAGTTTTAGTAGATTGTAATTTAGTAGGTGGTACTGAGGCATTAATTCCATTAGAGGGTTTACCTTATGATAAGCCAAATGATTATACTACAGTGATACATATTCCTAAAAATAGAACTCAAGGTAGGAGCATTAATTCTGTTTTACATTTAGCTTTTCTGAGTCAAAGTTTAGTGTCTTCTTACGCATCCACTAGCTCAGTTGGTGGTAATGGTCAGTATACATCGGGTGAGAATTCAGCGCTCATGGGCGCAGCTGTAGGCGCTATGGCTGCTATGGATAAGATACCTGTAACATCATCTGCAAATGTTCAGCTTATATCTGAGAATACTATTATGGTAAAAGACGTAATTAGTATTCCTGGAAATGGTTATCTCAGGTGTATTTTAGCTAATGATGAAAACTTAAATCACATACAACCTAGAGCATATCCAGCTTTTGCTAAACTAGTTGAATATGCAGTTAAAGCGCATATTTACAATGAATTAATTATTCAACTCGATATCGCTGAACTCCAAGGTGGTCAAACTTTAGGTATTTTCAAAACCATATTAGAGGGCTATTCTGACGCTGAACAAAATTATGAAGACTACTTGAGAGATAAATGGGAAGCTACTGCTTTCGCTCAAGATTTTTCACAAATGAGAAGGCTGGTTAAGTTGACCTTAGGCGGTCATAGATAAATTTAAAAGGAAAAATAAATGAGAAATATTAGCTTACAATCAATCGAAAAGAATCCGTATTTAGATTCGATCATTCAGATTACATCAGGTAAAAATATGATTACTGATGGTCCGCTTAGTTTACAATACACTCAAGCGCTTAATGAAATTTACAAAAAAGACACTGATACAGATACTGGTATTTCATTAGAAACTCAAGCCAACGATGCCATTGTTTCTAAAAGTTTATGGGTGGCTGCAAATGATACCAGGACACAATTGGCAGACAGTGGCCAAGAAGTAGGTATGCTTTATGGTGTTAAACAAAACGATGTAGGTATGTCTACAGTTATAGAGGTCACTGACGCTATTGGTCAAATGACAGACAGTGAAAGAGAAAACTCAGCTATTGTAATGGAAAAAGATTACACTGAAATGCCAGTCTATCCAATCGCACAAGTTACACCTGAAGATTCAGTTGAAACTAATCCGTTTGCAGACACTGTAAGAAATATAGCTCAAGATAATAACGTGGATGTCTTTTATAGTTTAGAAGCATATGTGGAATCTAACAAAATGCCAGATGGTACTTATTCAGGCACCATAAGTGGTAAAAAAGTGAAATTCAAAATTGGTAAAAAAACACATAAGTTTACTAATGATGAAGGTGTCAAGGGCACAGATATTCCATGTGAGATAGTGGTCAAGAAAAATGACGTGTATCAGATCAATATAGCTAAACAAAAATAAAAGGATAGTCCGTGGAACATTCTATCAAAAGTGTTTTTGAAGAAGAATGTGCTCATGTAAAAATAGATAGAGCTTTCTATAAAAAGATATGTGAATTAGAAGCTAAATTTGTTAATAAGAAACAAGAGCATATTGAATTCTTTGGAGGTTCTCTTACAGGCGTGCAAGTCGTTAGATTCACAGACGATGATAGAAATAAATTATTTTCAGATATTTTGTTTGTAGATGATCATGTCCTAGAAGAAAGATTACATAATCTAAAAGACATTAACAAGAGTTGGGTTATCTCCAGCGATGTCTTTAATCTTTCATGCGCTTGGATTATGCATGCATTTGATAAGTCTAAATTATTAGACGAAGACGAAAGAATTGAAGGTAAACTTAGAATTTGTTTATACTTACAATATAAATTCTTAACTTCTATTTTATTTAGACTCTTCAGATATCCTGCTGATCCACAAGTTGCTGCTGCAACGTATGCGCAACTTAGTTATAAGTATGTTCTTAAGCAACAGGGTAGTTGGGGTGCCGCTTTAAGGTTTAGAGCAAATGAAGTCATCACAGATCATTCAATCTGGTTCAGCACTATTAAAAATCTCAATGATGATTACCGCGTAGTTCAAATGTTAAATGATATTCAAGGTAGAATTAAAGATATGCTGAAAAATATTTTTAGTCTGCATATCAGAATCAATGAACAAGGTGGTAGGATATCTAGTAGCAACTCTTTAGTCGAAACAGATGGTGAGATGATATTGAAAGACAAATCTAAGAATATTGGTGTGTATACACGGTATATTAGATCTATTGTCCCAGATAAAAATTCATTTATCCGACAAGAGCTTTTAGATGTTATTGCTAATGCTATACAAACAATGCCACCGAAATTATTACATCAAACACTTGAATGGTGTAGTGATAACTATAGACACTTGGATGACAATATAGCTGAAGAGGCCATTGATTTAATTATGGACCATGCGTTTGATTTTCTATCTGACAATAAGGCATTACTTAGATCTAAAGGTGATCTAGCTGGTTTCATCAGTAAACTCCGGGGAACTTACATGAGTTCAAGATCAACTGATGAAAAATTAATTAAGATAAGAGAATTAAGCGAGAAAATAGTCAAGAACGCAACAAAGACAAAAAACGATTCAGTGATAGCTTCTGTTAGAACTGGTTTTATGTTATACATATGTTTGAGAAGTTTTTCTATGGCGCATTATAATAGGGCGTGATAACTAATAAAAGGAAATTAAAATGACACTACAAACTAGTGGTCCCATATCTTTAGGAGATTGTAGTGAAGAGTTAGAACTCAGTGGTAGAATTAATTTAACCAGGTCTGATGTTAGGGATTTACTGCAAGTTCCAACTGGGGCTATTTCCCTATCAGCAGCGTATGGTAAATCAAAGAGAAATAATAATTTTCATATCACTCCTGATGTAATAGAAATCAAAGAGGAATTAGCTCAATGTACAGTCACATTCACTGTGACTACCACTCACGTCAAAGACGGTACAT